TTAGAATAGGGTTTCTTGTGGCGTCTCCCGGTAGTTGCATACCATCCACTCCTCTTGCCGGCGCCGGCTGGCTTTGGAGGCGCTGATCGTCCGTTCGACCCGGTGGATGATCCATCCGTTCTTCTGGGCATACCGGTCGATCATATCGAACGGGAACATTGTCAGCATAAATTTTCCTTTGACCGTCTCGAGCAGTTGCAGGAGCTGCTCCATGTTCCGCTCGTTGAACGTATCCTCGTAGTGGCCGCAGTCGGAGTTTACGTAGGGAGGATCGACGAAATGGAACGCATCGGTAGCGTCGTAGCAAGCGATCACGTCGAGGGCATTGCGGTTCTCGATGGTCACGCGCTCCAGCCGCCCGCAGAGATTCTCCGTAAACTCATCTTTGGCATTGCGCAGCTTCTTGGTCATCGCCCCGGAAAAGTCGTAGCCGAAAGTGCCGTCCATCATCGATGCGAACGACATCTTGCAAAGTGCCCACACGGCCCATGCTCGCTCGGCCGGCGTGAAGAATTGCGGATAAGCGTTGATATGCCCGGCATGGGCATGCACGTCCCGGCTGTGGAGCGTCTTGTCGATCTCGCGCTTGAGGTCGGAATAGTAGACCTGCGCACACCAGTAGAAGTTGGTCAGCTCCATGTTGATGTCGTTGATGACCTCGGCCTCGGCCGGACGTTTGGCAAACAGGACGGCCGCCCCGCCGCAGAACGCCTCGGTGTAGATGCGGTGTCGGGGGATGAGCGGCAGGATGTGCTTGAGCATTGTCTGCTTGCCACCGTAATATGAAATGGGTGTTCTCATTTTTTCAGTATGGGTTTTAATGATTATCTTTGCGGCATCTCACCTACGTGCAAGGATAGCACAAAAGCGCACAATCGCGTCAGAGGACTATGTCCCCGGTCGGCGGTCGTGCGCTCTTGTGTTAGTACGTAGGTGAGATGACTACTAACAGGCCGGGGGCTTTTTTGTCCCCGGATATTTAATAAGTCTACAATTATTCTACGCTGATGACATAGGAATTGCCAGGCGTCGGGTAGAACATGAACCCGGCGATTTGCAGTACGACGCCGGCCGTTTTTTTCGTGAACATGACAGCCCCGCAATAGTTGATGTTCTGTCGGTAATCGAAAACCCTTGTTCCCGAACCCGGGGTGGTGGTGTGCGAACACTCTATCACCAAGTTGCTTGCGGCAATTGAGATATTCGAACTCAGCTCGAACACATAAACAGGATACCCAATATTGATGCTGATATTCGTGCTTAATCCGCCGCTCGATAGTGTTTTAGTACCGTAACCCGGTATGAACATTTTCGCCGCGCGGCCGACGTTCCATCCAATCGCCAGTGACTGCAAACCGTACTGCGGATATCCCGCGGCAGTCAGGGCACCGATACTTGCCGGCGTGATATTGATTGTCCGCACTGCCGAGCCGTCATAGGCAGGCTGGCTTGCTCCGTTTAACTGAATCATCAAGGCTTTCTGCAATCCGTCCAGCTTGCGCTTGTCGGCGGCAGCCATCAGCCCGTCGGCCGACTGGGTGGCAACGGCCGTCGAGGCCTTGCCGCTCCAGGCCGTTTTTTCGGCATCCGTTACGAAACGATGCGTCGTATCCTGCGTAATTTTTGAGGCTAAAATTGCCCCCTCAAAATTCCCCCCCCCGGCATATTGGAGGGCGTTCCAGGCCGTCGCACCGTCGCCCACCTTGTGCTTTCGGGTATCGGATTCATAGACTACTTCACCTTTGAGTAGTACGGGGTTCTTGGCCGCGAGCGCAGCGGCGGTATATACCGGATGCTGAATCCGGGTCTGAATGGTTTTGCTCATGATCTCAAGAATGTTTGAATGGCGTTTAATGGTTCTTCTTTTGATGCTTGACCGCACGAAAAGACAGGGATCGCACAGTGAATAGCGACCTCTTGATTCAATATGCTGTCCGGAACTTCGAATACGAAACCGGCCGTTCGTGTGTTGCCGTTTATTCTGATCCTTACTCCCGGTTCGATTCCCGATTTGCTGATGTACATAGCGTAAGTATCTACGACAGCCATCGACTGAATCGAATGCGAAGGCGTTGTGATCACAGCGTTTTTATCGGTGAATGTGATCCGGGTGCGGATAATTACCAAACCGGCCGCTATTTTCATTTCGACTCGGCCGCAGACTGCTCCGAGCATGACCGAGAACGGGATTGATCTATAATCGCTACTCGCGTTGTTCGGGACGGTGTCGAGCTTCGTTTTGTCGCCCGCCGACATCAGCCCGTCGGTCACCCGTGTGGCGACCTCATCCCCGGCGTACGGGAGAGCGTTCCATGCCGTCACGCCGTCACCCACCTTATGCTTGCGCGCGTCGGCCTCATAGACCACCTCTCCTTTCAGTAGCACGGGATTCTTGGATGCAAGTGCAGCCGCCGTATAGACGGGGTGCTGCATGCGGGTCGTAAGTGTTTTTTTGCTTGCCATATATCAATTCATTTCGGGGATCGAACATTGTACGATGAGTTCACCACTGGTTAGGTCGTCGATCTTCTTCTTGTCTCCCGCCGACATCAGCCCGTTGGCCGACTGGGTTGCGACGGCAGTCGAGGCCTTGCCGTTCCACGTCGATTTTTCGGAGTCGCTTACAAACCGGTGTGTGCCGTCCTGCGTGATGATCGAGGCCGGATGGCTTGACGGATGGGTGTAGTTGTTGGCGCCGGCTGCGACGCCCGCCAGCTTCGCCTTTTCCGCCGAGGTGTAGTCCTCGGTGGAGAGACCCTTGCCTGCCACCTTATCGACCTTTGTCCCGATCTGTGTGGCGACGGTGGTTGCGAAATTCGGATCGTCTCCCAGGGCATTCGACAACTCTTTGAGCGTGTCGAGTGCCGCAGGGCTGCCGTCGATCAACTCGGCGATTGCCCGATCGACGTACTCTTTCGCGGACTGAAGCGTGGTGCGGTCACCGCTCTCGCGGGCCGTGCGTTCCGATGCGATTTCCGTATCGGTGTGGCTTCGGGCTGACTGAAGCGTCGCGGCATCGCCCTGTGTCCGCTTCTGCGCCTCGTCCGCAACGGAAGTGTCGGTGTATTCCTCGGCGGATCGGAGCGTCGCGGCATCGCCGGCCGCCAGTTCCTGCCGGATGGTCGTCTCCTCGCCCGTCGCGCGGGTCACCTCGTCCGTGATTCGTCCGTCGAGGCGGGCGTCTTCGGCCTCGAGCTCTCCGATACTTTCGTGTATCGACGCAAAATCAATCTCGTTTTCTTTGACGTGCACCTCGAACGATTCGGCGAGTCGCTGGTGCTTACGTTCCAGTTCTTCGCCGTCCGTGCGGGCATACTTGTCGTTGAGCCGCCCCGACAGTCCTTCGACCGAGGAGATCGGCACCTTGTCATCCCTGTGAAAAAAACTGTCGATCCAGTCCGCGAACTGCGCTTCGGTCGGATAACTGCCGCGCTTGAACCACGCTTTTAATTGCGCTATGCTTCTGATTGCCATTCTTGAATTGGTTTATCGGTTATCGTACCCGCATGATGTACGCGAGCACGTAATAGGGCGGGCGGTTCTCGTGAGAAGAGCCATTTCCCCGCGATTCCGTGTCGTGCCGCAGGTAATACATATATTGGTTGTCATGATCGGTTTTCGCCGCTCCGATCGATTTCTCGGGAAAATAATCACGTCCGTCACGTCCCGCTTCGTCATAGGCTTCTGAAAAAAAATAGTCTTTCACCTGGTGGCTATGCGAGGGCATTTCTTTGATCGTGAGCGTATGCTGCTTCTCGCCGCCCGCTTTGCCGTAGCTGTTGTAATCCGCATCGCTCGGGTTGTGACCTACGATGAACCGCCCCCGCAGATCGGGCATGCGGAAATAACCGGCCGAAGTGGAATAACGCGCCCCAGTCGCGCTGTACGAATTGTTGAACGTCGAGCCGAGAGCCTTGTACAAATCCGGGTAGTCGGTGATTTTAAGCTGTTGCCCCTCGCAAAGCTCGTAGCCCGGAGGAACCGTCTTGCCTGCCCACGTTTCAACGATACCCAACGGGGCGCTCTGCAGTTTCGCAATGGCCGCGCGCAGATTCTCGATCTCGGCGCGCAAAGCCGGAATCGTCGTTGCGTCCGTGAATTCCTCCCATTTGTAATTCTCGCTCCCGACGCCCGGCTTGAGCGACCGCACGGTATACGCCCGCGGAAAATCGTAGCCCTGCGCTGTAACGGGGACAATCTCCTGATGCACGTACATACCCCCGGAGACCGTGCCGCCCTCCCAATAAATGACCTCGCCCTCCGGGAAATCCCGCGTCCTCAGAAAGACGTATCCCGCCTTGCGGCGCGTGCCGTTCTGCTCCGCTTCACAGCCCAGCAGAACAGCCTTGTCTCCGGCAAGGTTGCCGAGTACGGCGAGCATTGCCTGGTTTTGCTGGATGTAATCGAATGTCTCCGCATCAATGGGGAAATCCTTGTTCCCCTGCGTCAGATAATGGCCTAATGTCGTTTTCATTAGAAATAACTTATTGCGAATCGTTTTGAAACCAATTTGTAGGTATTGACCACTGCCTTGAGTCGGGATTCATCTAATCCGCGCATCTCCAAGGGGATATTGACGACGAAATCGTATCCGCTGACGCCGCCAAAGCCTCGGCGGTTGATTAGAAGCATCGTCCCCGCATCGCGATGCGGGACAAGCATACCCTGTGCCTCCTCCCGGAGCCACACGAACAATACGCCGACGTACTGCGCGGTGTCGGTAACGGTGATGCGCCGCAGCTCCGGGTCGAATGTGTCGTTCAACACCGCGCGCAGGTAGCATACCTGCCCGTTGTGGCCGAGGCGGTAGGCTGCGTCCTGGCGGAAAATCATGAACCGCGTGTGCAGATAACTCAGCGGGGTCAATACTGCGTAGAGTAGCGACGTCATAAGCGGTCGCCGCAGGAACGTGGGGAGAAGGAGCAGCCCGAGGCGCTTGATATTGACATCATACGCGCTCATAAGCCTTCATCGTAAGAGTTATTTGTCCGGCCCGGAAATAGCCGGCGGCCGGAACATGACGGGCATCGATAGTCGTGACCGTCGCGGCGCCGGCAGCAACCGTGGTCGCTTGCCGGAACTCTGCGATCTTTACGCCCTCTACTTCTTGCAGTGTATCAATCAACGCCATGTTGGTGTACTCGCCATTGAAGGGTAGATTTTCGATGTAGTTACGGATGGCCGCTTCGCAGGCGCGCTGCACGTTCTCGGGCAACAGCATGGCATTGTAGTAGATGTCCACCGAGCAGTTGAACGTGTCGGCATCGGCGTTTACCAGGTTGATGCGCACGCCTGCGTCCTTGATTTCGGCCAAGTAGCCTTCCAGTTGCGTTTCCACCTCGTCCGACAGGCGACAGCGATGCCCGGCCTCTTCTCCGGCAACCTTGATCGTCACGATGGAGGTATCCTTGTTTTCGTCGGCCGTGGCGTATTTCACTACGTGCGCAGCGGCGATGGCCTCGGCCTTCATATCGGTCGTATCGTAGCAGTCGGTGTCGGGAATCAGCACCTTGTCCTTCATGAACTCCAATACCTTGCTTTTGTACCATTTGGCTCGATGCGGGATGATTTCTTCGATGCGCGCCTCAACCTCTGATTTGTGCGCCTCGAACAGCCGCTCCAACACCCACGCCGCAGAGGCAAAGACGTAGAACAGGATATTGATGATCGACACCTTGCTAAAGTGTGTTGTAAAATTGTCGCCTGCCGGAAATCCGAACAGGCCTGCTACCGTTTCGTTCTTCATGAAATCGGCCGCAATGCTCTCTTTGATTTGGTCGATGGTTCTCATTATTTTACAATAAAATCTATTTCGATGCCCATGAATCCGATGCCGCCCCAGGGCACGAGCGCCGCATCGTCGGCCGATACCGCCGTGGCGGGTTTTACTCCCATGGCGGCCAACGCGGTTACGATTCGCTTTTTGCCCATATCTTCCGGCGTGACCTCCAGCTCCTGCCCGGCCGCGAGGTCATCGGTCAGGGCTATTCCGTTACGCTCGGACAGAGCAAAGGCCGCTTCGACCGAACCGCACTCCTGGACGGCTATGTCCAGGAGTGACTGCCTGCTATGAATCGTACTCCGCATCGATTGTCAGTTTGTTATTGTTTAAATCGAGTTCTACAGTCTTCACTTTCATGCCGTCGGCCTCCAGCTGCAGGGCAATTTCCCGACGCCAGCCCGTCTCCTCGTTGTCGCCGAGCAGATCCGAAATACCGACGCCGAGCGTCGGGTACTCCTTGAATTCCCCTTTGGAGGCCTGGAGAATCAACGCTTGGTTCTGAAAAGTCGCGGTGCCGATCTCCAGTCCCCGGACGATCAGCCCCGTGCCGTCGCGCTGTGCGGATACCAACAAATCGCCCGTCATGGGGTCGAGCAATATTCCTGTACTCTTTGCCATCAGTATCAGTGGGTTATTTTGCTATTTTCCAGGTCTTCAATTCGGATCGCCGCGGCAGACATTGCAGTCTCGAACGCTGTTGCGCCTGTCGCGCCGTTGGCTGCGGTGCCGGCACCGACGGAGTTCAATCCGGAGGAGACGGCCTGCTTCAGTTGCTCGCAGTAGCTTTTCAAACTTTCGAGCGATCGCTCCAGCGCCTCGATCTTGACCAGCCCGCCGTTGTCTCCATTATTGAACGTCACCTTGCTATCCTCGATACGCATCCGACTGCTGCCTACCTCGACCGTCGCGCCCTCCGCGTCAGCCATGAGGGTGGTCTTGCCCTGGTGGAAACGGACCGATTCGACCTCGGAATAGCCGATGGCGCACAACTCGCGCAGGTTGCCGCACGAGAGGTCGGCCACCAGGATGATACTTCCGCGGGCCGGAACGACAAGCAGCCCGTTTTCCGAACCACTGGGGATAGACGAGAGGCGGATGTCGGGGAGCTCGAAGTCGTCAATCTTCGCCCGGCACAAGTCGCCTTCGACCCCGACAACCTCCATCAGCCGGAAACCGAACGAAGGCTTGTCCGTGCCCGCAATAGAGCGCAGCAGGCTCCGTATCTGTGTCGTCTTGTCCATTCTCTATCCGATCTTTTTGCCTATGGTTATCTTCCGGCTTCCGCCGGTGGAGGAAAAAGCCGTCTCTACAGCCACCACGTAGTATTTCCCTTTCTTGTATTCGTAGTCCGCATCGCGCAGCTCCACGATATCCGTCGGCTCGATACGTGGCACGAGCCATCCCGTAAAATTCCCTTCATAGCCCGAATAAGCACGGATTTTCAACTCCTCTTCGGCCCGGCGTTCCAGCGTCGCCTTGTCCGATACGCCCGGCAACTTGATGGTGAACTTATCGCCGCCGGGCGTTCCTTTGGTGACTTTCACCGCTTTGCCCATGGAATCAGTTCCCTCGACGGTCGCGATGAATTTCCGCTTCCGGGCATCTTTGTACTTGAGATCGGATTTCTCGATGTTCATCCCAAAGTCGTAAATCACCGTTCGGCCCGTTTCGGCATACTGCGGATGGACATGGAGCGTCGAGCTGCGCAGGTAAATGTTGGCGCGGGTCTCCTCCTGCACCTTCTTCAATACGTCGAACCCCGTAGCTTCGTAGATGGTGAATTTGTCGTAATTGAACTCGTAATCGCACGAAAGTGTGAACCCGTCCAATTCCCGGAGGACATGCTCCAGCAGTTCTTTCACGCTGACGGACGTAAGCACGGTATTTTTCAAATCCCGGCGGAACTTATAGATTTCGTCCTCGCAGCGGATCTTGACCGAACCGTCATCCGTGGCGATGCTTTCGACATAACCCTCGAACTCCACGGGCAACTCCTGCAGGTGGGCATCGTAGCCGAAGCGGATGTGCACGGCATCGCCTTCCTTGATTTTGCTCTCGACCTCCAGCGCCCGGTTGTAGGCCGCACCGGGCAGCGTGATCGTGGCCGTGTCGGCCAGGTTCTCCACGCTGCACGTCACGACGACGCTTTCCAGCATCGTGAGCCGGAAAGAGCCGATCGTTATGTCGAAATCCATTGCGAACATCGTTTGAACGCCGTTAAATCGATATTAGAAGTTCCGCGGGGTTATCGCTGTAGGCCTTGATCTCATAGTTTTGGTTGTTCATCCCTTTGGTATGGGGAAACGAAGCACTTTCGATGGCCAGGTAGTGGATGCCAAACAGCTGGAGAATCTCCTGCTCGACCTCGACGGCCTGCCGTTCGTCGAATAGCTCTAACAGCCTGCGGAGTTGGTTTTCGGGGTATTTCGATTCGTCGGCACCCGACACGACGCCCCGAATCGTCACCTCGTAATCATCCTGGCTCCACCGCTCCTTGATCGTGCCGCCCGTTCTGGACTTGGCTACCTTGCGCCGGACGATGGTATTCCGACCGCTAACCGATACCAGCGGCTCCAGCGGCAGCGTGAACCACTGCTTGTCAGCGGGGCGCTTTAAACGCATCGGCATGACCGAATGGATAACGCCCGAGGCTGTATAATCATCCAGGATTTCACCGGCATCGTACACCCGGGTGATGATCTCCTCCTTTCGGGGAATGAAGAACGGCGGAACGGCACCGTAACGCCCCAGCGCTTTATTGATCCTTAGCTGCGCTGGATCGAATGGGTTGCCGCTATACCCAACATCCACTCGGGGGACAAGCTGGCCCAAATTGAATTCTACCTTTGCCATTACAATGCGGAATTAGCCATTTGCAACACGCGAATCAGAGCGCTCTCCAGGTCGTGCTGCATCTCGTCTCGGTTCTGTTCGTAACCGCCCTCGAAGACCACCTGCTCAATTAGCGAGCGTAGGTTGATGTTAATCGATGTCGATCGATTGCCGCCGGTAGCGATTGCCGAAGCAGTACCGGTACCGGCTGATCCATTACCGTTGTCGGTGTTGCCATTCGGATTGCCTACTCCCATCGAGACCATGCCGGGTACGGCCGGCACTTCGATGCCGAGTTTTTTCTTGAATCCCCCGACCACGTTACCCAGGGATTTCTCGGAGTTCCACGACATGTTGATGCCGGCCAGCGATTCCTTAGCTTTGCGGGCATTTTCAGCCACCTTTTTCGCTCCGTCCACGATGGCCTGTTGCCGGGCTTCGACGTCGGCATTGATCTTCGCAATGGCCGCCTGGTTCTCTGAGCTGTCGCCGATGCCGCACGCCTCCTTGAACTTGTACCAGCCGAGTTTGATTTTATCGAGGCCGATCATGATGCCGTTGACAAGCGTCGTAAAATACAACTTCACACCATCCACAAAAGTCATGAACGAGAATTTCATGAAACCTACAACCCCTTTCCACAGCGATCCAAAGCCGTCGATTTTGTAGCACAAATAGATAATAACGCCGATCAGAGCTAATCCTAAGGCTGTGATCCATGTAAGCGGACAAGCCAGCAACGAGAGGTTGAGTGCATTCTGCGCCGCTGCCCATGCCCATTTGGCCGTCGTAACGATGCCTGACCAAAATGCCATGAGCTTGGCTTGGAGCGAGAGCAACGCCATAGCCCCGGCCAATGAACCCAGCAAAATGGTGAGGATAGTTACCGGAGTGCTTCCTTCCCGCAATTTCATGAGCCATCCGCCGAAAATACCAACGGCTCCTCCGACAATCCGGCTGATAAGAGAGAACGCCACATGAAATCCTTTTGCGATGACATTGATTGTGGTCAGCACCGTATCCTGGTTACGCTCGAACCATGAAATAGCGCTCTCGAGGGAATTGCCCAGCGTGTCGAATAGCGGCAGCAGCGATGCCTTCACCAGCGAATAAAGACGGCCGACCCGTTCCTGAAGGTCACCCATCGCATTGGCGTGCTGCTTGAGTTTTCCCTCCGGTGTATTCGCCAGGGCTTCGTTCATCCGACCTACGTTGTTGGTAATGACCTGGGCCAGCATTGCGGCGCGCTCCTGTTCGCTGCCGTATTTGAGCACCTTTTCCTCGGCCGCGGTAAACGTAACGCCGACGCGGGTCAAGGCTGCAGTTTGTCCCTGCATCACCTTGCCCATCAGATTGCCGATCTGCACGGCGTCCTGGTCGGTGGCATTCAGCCCTTTCTGCTGGGCAAGCAGGTTGTTCATGGCCGGGATCAGCGCTTCGAGACTATCCTTGCGCGTGATGAACGTTGCGAGCTGCTGCGTTCCCGACAGCTGCACCTCGTCACCGATGACGCCCAGCGCCTGCTGGGCCGATGCCAAGCGTTTAATGCTGTCGATCTCTTCATCGGTCGCCTTGACCCGCTGGCGCATGACCGTCGCCAGCTTTACTTCGGCAGCCGTCTGAATGTTCCATGCGTCCTGCGAATCGTTGATATAATTTCCGATTTTGTAAATGGCCCCTCCAAGCCACATCAGCGGGTTGGTAAGCATTCCGACCACGGGGACCGCAGATTTCAGATTCCCGAACCACGCCTTCAACCGGCCGCCGTTTACCGATTCGAGCCGTTGGATTTTGCTTTCCAGCGACTTGATCTCGATGTTCGTGCGACGGATGGTGTTGATCTTATCGGCGGGTATCCACTCTTTCTCGGCCCGAAGGGCGGCAACACGTTCCCGAAGGCTACCGATACTGGCGCCGCATTGCTGCATCGTGGCGTCGGCGCTCTTGACCCGCTGCTGCACCTTCGCCCAGGTCGCCAGCTGCTTGTCGTTGGCTATGCCGATCTTCGTCAATTTTCCGGTGATCCGGTCGTTGAGCGAAAGCGTATATTCGAGAATGTTTGCCATTCGGAAAATTATTCGTATATTTGGTGCGTATGGGTACGCTGATAACAATATGGTTCGCCGTCATGGGTTTCTACTACCTGTGCGTAGCTACGCTGCGACTTGCAGTCAAGTTGCCCGCGGTTGTGATGTTTATCATCTTATTACCTGCGATGCCTTTTATTGTAGCCTATCGTAACAGGGTAGAACATCCCATTCAGGCGAAAACCATATATTGGATGGGGGGTATGCTGTACGTACTTCTCGGTATAATCATCATGGTAGATGGCCATTTGTAGCTTTGGCCTCCTCCTCTCTGATCCACTTTAACTCGTTTACACGCATGGCCCACTCCTCGTCGGTAAGGCTGTCGGGGTCGGTGTGCATGTAGTAGCGCAGCTGGGCGTCCAGTTGTCGGATCCATTCGCCCGGTGCGACCCCGGCAGCCGCTACAACTTTTCCAATTCTGCTTCTTTCAGCTCAACGATCTGGTCGAGGACGCCACCGGCGGCCAGGAACTTGTCGTCGTCCTTGCGGATGGCCTCACTGCCGCCCAGCCAACACTCCCTGAGGAGCGTCTCGTTGAACTTCAGCGGGTCGGTCTTGCCCGCTACCGAGGCATAGGAGATGGCCTTACGGCCCGGTTTGCGGAGGTAGCAAACGTGCCCCTCGACCTTGATGGAGAAGATCTCCCCGTGCTTATCCTTCCACTCCGCGATCTGCTCCGGGGTGGCCTGTCCGATCATTTTTTCGTTCGCCATATTTCGATGATATTATCCGGTTGCCCGGTGGTTAGATTTTCGGTTTTTTCTCAAGGAAAATGCACGGGATGAGTATTTCCATGAATTTGTCCCCCTGCTTCATTTCCCGAGAATCTTCGGTAAACTGTACGCCGCTCAAAACTTCGGTCTTAATCATATCGCCTTTCGACGGGTTGCCGTAATTGATGACGATGGTCGTCTCTATATCGAGGATCGATCCACCTCCCGCGACCTCCAGTGCCTCGAGTTCGGACTGCAACAGCCCGATCTCTCCTTCGTTGGTAATGTTGCCTTTTTGAATGGAGATCGGCCGGTTCCCTTTGCCGTGGAGCAACTCCTTCTCCTGTTTGGTCACGTACTTAATCGAACGCAATCCTGTTATGTCCCGATTTCCGATGTAGACGGTGATGTCCGCGTATTCATATTGCCTACTATTGAACATATTATATTGTTTTACACAGCCTTGAAGCCAAGTTCGACATTGATGTATTTGGCATACCCGTTGGGCTTCACGCGCAGTCTGACTCCCAGCTGGGAAGTAGAAAGTATCTGCTGTTTATAGTCGATCGTGCACTCCACCCCCGTATCGTTGGGATCACCGGGATCGTTACCCAGGTTGCCGTTCGCCGTCATATTTGAAACGATTGCCTGTTCGACAGAGCTTTCGAGCGACGCACACCACGCAGGCGACAGATTACCGCCCGAAGCAATGGGCACTTCGTCGTTGAGCGTTTCGAGCAGCGTGTTGTAGGCCACGCGGTAAGCTTTGTCGATGACACGGCGGTTGGTCAGCGAACGATAGTCGTCTTCGACGCGGGTGGCCAAATTGTCATCGGCGATGAAGTAGCCCGTGCGGCCGACAAAGGTCGTGAAGGTAATGTAGCCTTTTTCGTGGATCGTCTCCACGTCGGCTAATTCCACCAGCTGGTCGCCAATGTAGATGGCCAGCGGCGTCAGTGCGCCGTCCTTCACGCGGCTGATTTTGCGCTGCACGGGCGACGAGGCAATGCGGCCGCCCACGATTCCCATACAAGCATTCGGGCTGTTCGGAACGGTGTCGCCGATGACCACGCCCACTCGGTTGTACTCCATTGTGGTAAGGGATTTCAGCGCCGAGGCTTCGCCTACGAAACCGTAGCCCTCCACGAGCGTGAAGATCGGGGCGCGCAGGGTGTCGGTGGCCCACTCGCCCAGCGCCTGGGCTTTCGGCAGTGCCGCCGTGACGTCCGCATCGAGGCCGTCCGTAGGCGTAAGAGCATACCCATTGTCCGGAGTTTTGAACGCCAGCAGTCCGCGCAGCTTGCCGTTCGAGGCCTGAAGCAGCGACTTGGCGCCGGCGGCGTTATCCTTGTCCAGAACTGAGGCGAAAGTCGATGCGGCGGCGAAACCCATGATCCAAAGTTCGGCGCCGTCGCCCGCCTCGGCGAAGAAGTCCTTGACGTTACGGTGGAGATTGGGGTTGTTATTGGCCGTGACGCCCAGCGCTTCGAGTGCCGCGAGCTTCTTGACCGTATAAGCCCGGCCCAGCTTGAAGTTGTTGTCTCCTTCGACTTCCTGCGCGCCCAGCGCCAGGAAGCCCAGGCAGCCGTCGGCCAGCGCCTCAACTTGTCCGAGGGCGCCGTTGGCGAATGTTATTTTTACTCGTGGAAGCATAGTTACTTGCGATTTACGGTTAAGATACTCTTATCGCGCAGTGTATCCGCATGGTTGCGGGCATCCTGCTCCCGAAAGAATCCGAAGCCATCTGCCGTCATGCAGACTTCTTTGGAATCGGGATAGTCGGCCAGGATGCGCGCGGCCTCCCGCTCCAGACGGTTTTTTGCCTCCGACTTTCCCGACTCGGCAGGAGCATCCGCCGCCCGGGGCATGTCCTCCGTATGGACGGCCTTCTCTTCCAGTGTACTGTTGTTTTTTGCCATAATCTGAGTTTTGATAGTGTTTTGTCTTCGTTCGATCAGCGTTTGAACCACCGCCACAAGAGCCATCCGGCAAGTCCGGCGAGAGAGAGCAGCCCGATCGTATACAGAAAGCGTTGCGCCGGATTCATGCCTCGGCGGCCGGTCGTCTCGACAAATATATCCCGTTCGGCATGCTCAGTCGTTTCCTTGCCGATAGTTTGTGTTCCGGTCTCCTCTCTTTCGACGTTGGCCTCTTGGCGGGCTTTCGCCGTGGTGCGTCGCAGCTGCGTAGTGTGCGCCTTGACGGGAGGCGTTCCAGTTGTCGGATCGGCGGGCCGTGAGGTATCGTAAACCGTTGTTACGGTAATCACCTCCTCGTCGCACTCCTGATCGACGATGGTCCGCGCCTGCTCCGTCCGGTCAGTCGTAGTCTTCATGTTCTCGGCAGTCGCCGTATCGCGGGAGGCCGTTTCTGCGGACTTCGCGGTCTGACGCGATGCACAGCACCCGACCAGCAGCAGGCTAATCATCAGAAAGAGTATCTTTCTCATACTTTGCCAGTTGTTTAATCGTTCGTTCAAGTTTTTCGACCTTCGCTGTCAGCTTCGATACCTGTTCGGCGAGTTCCGCGCGCTCGGCTTTCAGATTCTTGTTCTCCTCCTGCACAGCGAGGCGCTGCTTCTGCTCTTCGAGGTATTGCTCCACCAGGCGGTTGTTGTGTTCCGTCAAGTCCCTGATGGAGGTCAGTAGCGGCGAAATTGCCTCCTCGATGATTTGAAGGTCGCTCTGCTTCTGCTCCCGCTTAGTCTGCAACTTGCCGAAGAACCAGCCGCAGGCGCTGGTCAGTACCAATACGAAAATTTGCCAGACATAGTCGCTCATTCGTTGTCAGTGTACGGTAATCGTAATCTCCTCTTTACGGGCCGTGGCCTGCTCCAACATGGGAAGGAGTTTATTGAACGCCGTAAGGCTTCCGGATACCCGGCCCGTTGCGCTGTTCGTTCCCACCAGGATACAGCCGGCCGAATCGTCGGCCATATTGCCCGTGTGGATCAGAATGCCCTCGAAATGGGGCACGTCGTGCAGGTAGGGCACCTTGCGGCCACCGTAGCGGGGACTGAACTTGGGTGAATGTTCCAGCGTCACGCGGTAGGTGCCGTTGGGAATGGCCGTTTGGGCATAGATTTTCGTCTCTGCGCCGTCGAAGCATCCGTTCCGGTTCTGATCGCGGTCTTTGTCTTCCAGCGTGTCGCAGAGGTAGCGGCCCTCGACGAACAAGCGTCCGATGGTATAGGTCTCCTTACGGGCGATGCGTTTGAGTTCGAGTTTCATTATTCGAGTGTTTGATTATTAGAAAGGGGATCGGGCGGGTGCGGTCCCGATCCCCTCGGCCGTCGTTACTCGGCCGTGCCCTGTTTGATCAGGATGATACCCTTCTTGTCCGAGCGGATGGAGGAGCCACCGGCGCGCTGCAGGAAGGAGATGATGTCCGAATAGTACATGGGATTGCCCTCGTCATCGAACAGTACCGATTCGCCGAGTGCGCGCGACACGCAGTCCTCGTGCCATGCCAGCCCGGCAGCGCAGTCCGTAGAGGCATCGGCGGCAGCCCAGGGCTTCACGGTGCCGTCCGTTGCGGTCTTTGCTACCTTCGAGCGCTTGTAGAAGTCAAAGCCCATGTATTTGCCGATTACGCCGCGCGCGGGGTCTGCGCAGACAAGGAAGGAGTTGCGCTCGGCATCCGTCATGGAGTTCATCAGCTGATTGTACATCCGTGCGTCGAGCAGGATGCATCGGCCCTCCTCCGGCATCTCCTGTTCATCGAACAAGGTCTGGAGCTCCTCGACGGTGCTTTTGGTCATCTTCTTGCGGTTGCCCGTGGCCCCCTTGATATGGGCTTTGACGGCTTCGCCGAGCGTCTCGACGACCTTCACACCGACCGGAATCCAGTCGTAGATCAGCGAAGCGTGAATGTCCTGTGCGAGTTTCCTACGCGACTGACGGATGATGCTTTCGCGTTTGGGGTAGGATAGTTCGACTTGCTCGGCGTGGGAGATGCGCACGGGATCGACGGTGAATTCGTCCATCTGATACGTCAGATCGACGTCCTCGCGCTGAGTTACCTTTGCCGGAAACTCCGTGCGGTTCTTTTCGACATTGGGCGCTGCTCCGGCATTCGGAACGTGCACCGTTTTGTTGTCCACCCATTCGCTATGGTCTACCGACCGGGCTGCAAAGGTGTTGTTAGCGAAAAGCCCTTCGATGATGGACTTTACCCAAATTTCAATTTGCAATGCCATTCTTTGGATTTTAATGTTTTATGGATTGAATTTACTGGCGGCGAGTGATGTGCAGCCCAGCGGACATCTCCTTGTACTTTTTCGCGTACAGGTCGGGGTCGGCGGTCTTGAGTTCGGCCAGCAGCCCTGACTTGTCCAGTTCGTCCCAGGACATTGATGCCACGCGGCTCGAATCGCCGTTGGACTTGCCGACCATTCCGGAAAGCTTCGTGCGCGCCGGCACGCTGCCGAAAATCTTGCGGGCATTTCCCGGATTGGCCTTGTAGGTCTCTACGACGGCGTCCTTTGCCGAGGCATCGATCTTGCCCTCCTTGAGCAGCTGGTCGGCGAATGCGACCGCTTCGGCGGCTACGGCATCCTCCTTATCTTTCTTGAGCTGCTCGACCTCGGCCACGGCTTTCTCCTTTTCAGCCTTGAGGTCGGCGATCTCCTTGTCTTTTGCGGCGACCATCGAAACGATGGCTGCGCTGACCGCGGCCTCGTCCAGCTGACCGCTCTTGCTGCCGAGGGCTACGATGGCCTCGGCCGACAGATTGACTTTTTCCATTTGTTGATGATTTGTGGATTGATATTCTGCATCGACGGCATCAACGAGCTGCATGGGGCTTAAGCCCATATATTCGCTGCGTGCCGAAGAAGTGATTTCGTCGCACAACCCGGCGCCTTTCGCCTCCTCAGCCGAGAACCACGTCTCCTCCCGCATCAGTTTCGACATGGTAGCTTCATCCATACCCCGACGAACGAGCACCTGCCGCAGCATATCGGTCAGACGGGCGAGCATCTTGCGCTGCTTAGCGCTCATCGTTTGGGAATCCGTATCTGCAAAATAGGGGTTGTGGATCATCAGTTTGGCATAGTCCATCATACACACCCGGTCGGCTGCCACGGCGATGACGGCGGCCATAGACGCCGCAATTCCGTCAATACATACGCATACGGGCGTATTCATAGAGAGGAGGGCCGACACGATGCTCATGCCCTGGAGAACATGGCCGCCGGGAGAATTTACCCGGATGCAGATCAAGTCCAGGTCTTCGGCGTCCAGCGAGGCGAGTTGCTGGGCGAAATAATCGCCGTCGATCTTCGAACCGATTTCTCCGTAAAGCCGCATGACGGCTTCTCGTTTTGTACTATTCACTGAATCGATATACGTCTTGTCCATTGCATTGTCGGCATTCACCGTGTGCTATAAAAGTTTGTTGCGGGAGGAGGACTCGAACCCCCGACCTCCAGGTAATGAGCCTGGCGAGCTGACCGCTGCTCTATCCCGCAGTTTGACGATGCAAAGTTGCGTCGGATAAAATCGCACAACAAAATGTGTGTAAATTATTTACACACATTTTTATAATGGGCGACAAAGCCCCCAATTTTGCATCGTCAAAACAGCAAAACAGACCATCATGAATGGCTAAACCAACCAAAAAGACGAGGACGAGACGGGAGTTGGACGTCCTTCGAGATTACGCTTATCGCCTGTTCGCAAGCGGCGAAACTCAAAAGATGATTGCGGCAAAAACAGGCATTACTGAAGCGACCGTCAGCAAATGGGCCAAAGAGGAGGACTGGGACACCCGCCGAAAAGAGCAGAACTCTTCGTCGTCAGCCTTGGTCAATTCGTTGATGCTGGCGGCGAAGAAGATTTCCGAGCTGATCATTTCCAAACTGAACAGCGGCGAAACGGGGGACATCGATGCCATTACCAAATTGTCAGACAATATCGCCAAAGTCATGGCCTCGGCAAAACGTATCGCCAAAGGCATCACCAAAGATGAGACGATCGACGTGATTATCGACCTGGAACAATGGATGGTGCAGCGCTCCGAAACGGACAAGGAACTGACGCCCGAACTCATTTCGACCATCAACGGCTTGCACCGCAAATATATCGAACACGTTTCAGCGCAAGATGCGTAACGAATGGCAACATCGTCGAAAAAGTACAAAGAGGCGCTGGATCGGTGGATCGAGCATTGCCAGAATATCGAGCGGGCGACAATTATTATCCCGAAAGGTTCGGAGGAAGAACGCCGCCGTCGCATCGCTCGTGCACAAAAGGATTACAGGTACTTCGTGCGTACCTACTTCCCGCACCTGGCGACCAGCGAGTGTGCTGATTTCCAAGTCCGCGCAGCAGAATACATGCGCGATCATCCACGCACCAGGGCGTTGTTCGAGTGGGCACGCGGACACGCCAAATCCACGCACCTCTCGCTCCTCATTCCGTTATGGCTGAAAATCCAGGAAGGAGCCGAGCCGCTCATCATGATCCTGGTGTCGAAAAGCCGTGATTCCGCCAAGCGACTTCTGAGTGATTTGCAGGCGGAGCTGGAGTTCAACGACCTATACAAAGCGGATTTCGGTGAACAACGCGGCGGCGGAACCTGGACGGACGGTGAGTTTACCACAACGAAAGGCGACCTGTTCGTTGCCCTGGGACGCAACCAGTCGCCGCGCGGTATCAAGAAGCGCGGCCTGCGTCCCAATTATATCGGCGTGGATGACATTGACGATGACGAGTTGGTACGCAATCCCCGCCGTGTAAAAGAGACCGTAACCTGGCTGCTAACGGCCCTAATGGGTACGATGGCAATGGGCCGCGGCCGCTTGTCGGTGGTCGGGAACCGGATAGGAAAAACCTCCGTCATCAGTACACTGGCGGAGAACAGGAATTTCTACCATACGGTCGTGAATACGCTTGACAAGGAGGGACGGCCTTCCTGGTGGCAGAACTATACCGATGAGGAGGTCGCCGAGGTACGTCTTACCGTAGGCGAACGCTACTTCCAGCGCGAATACATGAACAACCCGATCAGCGAGGGAACGGTATTCGAGGAAAAGAACATCCGCTACGGCAAGATGCTGCGTTTGCACGATTACCGTGCACTGGTCTGCTACACCGACCCCTCGTTCAAATCCTCCGCGACGGCCGACTTCAAAGCGACTTTGCTGGTTGGCATCACTCCTAAAGGGAAGTACCATGTGCTGAAAGCCTATGCCGACCAAACGAAGGTATCGCGGATGGTCGAATGGCACTATGAAATTCACGATTATGTCGGCGACAGTACGGCGCGCTACACGATGGAGGCCAACTTCATGCAGGACCTGCTCCTCGACGAGTTCCGCAAGTACGGGGAAAAGGTCGGCTATCAGATTCCTATCGTTGGCGATAAGCGCAAAAAGGACGATAAGTTCTCCCGTATCGAAAACATGCAGCCGCTGTTCGAGCGTGGGGACGTAATCTTCAACGAGGCGGAAAAAGGCTCGCAAGGTATGGAGGTGCTCGTCGATCAGCTGCTGTGCTTCGAAAAAGGCAGCAAGGCTCACGATGACGCACCCGATGCGTTGGAGGGTGCCATTTGGATGTTGAGCAATACCGCACGAAAAACGAACAACCACTATAGAGTGGGGCAACGCGCCAGCCGCAGGTGGTAAAATCTTAAGCCTATGTATTTACAACCCGAAGAGCTTAACAGCAGCATGTACGCCCATATTGTTAATGAAATTACGGAAGGCGATACGCAGATTGTTCTGCAGGCCATCGATGCGGCCATCGAAGAGGTCCGCTCCTACCTGCGGACACGTTATGATACAGACCTGATTTTCAATGCTGAGGGCAACGACCGAAATGCGCTGATTTTGGAAAACACCAAAGTCGTGGCCGTATGGAATATCATTCGTCTGTCGAACGCTGAGATCATCTATGAGATTTGGAGAGAGCGCTATGACAGGGTCATCAAATACCTGGAGGGCGTCGCTGATGGCACGCGCACACCGAGTCTGCCGCTGCTAACCGATGAGCGCGGGGAGGTAAAAATCAAAATCCGCTGCGGCAGCAATCCTAAATTCACACATTCGCTTTAATGGGAAAGAATAGAAACAAAGCAGGAGCGCAGCCGGCGGCCGATGCTCCGAAAACGATTGACCGCCGCAAGGATACTGGAATTATCCGCCGGGTAATCAAGCGCCAGGAGTCGGTAACGCGAAAGGACATTGCCGACTGGAAGCGGGCGCGGCAGCAGGCAACGAGCAGTTACGAGCCGAAGCAGGTGCTTCTGCAGAACCTTTTCGAAGAGATCATGCTGGATGCCCTGATGACTTCGCAGATCTCCGTGCTGCGTATCGGCAAAAGCCAGGGGGCGGAGTTCGAACTGAAGATAAATGGGAAGAAGGACGAGGACCAAACCCAAAAATTCAAGGATTCGGGGTTATTCGAGGATCTGGTGGAACTCATCATCGAGGCGCAATTCTTCAACCACTCCGTCATAGAATTTACCTACGAAGGCGATGAACTCTCGGCCGAGCTGATTCCCCGGACGAACATCTCACCGGAAGTCGGTAAATTCTATCCCGACACTCAGGGAACGGAGACGATCGACTACCGCACGTTGCCCGAGTTCAAGAAGTGGATCATCGAGGTCTATCCGCGCAAACGAGATCTCGGTCTGCTGAATAAGGCTGTGCCGTATGTCCTCATCAAAAAATTCGCGCTATCCTGTTGGAGCGAGTTGTGCGAGATCTTCGGCATTCCGCCGCGCGTGATGAAGACCAACACCACCGACGGTGAGATGCTGGAGCGAGCCGAAACGATGATGCGGGAGATCGGGTCGGCGGCCTACTTCATCATTGACACCACCGAGGAATTCGAGTTTGCGCAAGGCGTTGCAACCAACGGCGACGTATACAAGAGCATCATCTCGACCTGCGATCAGCAACTCTCGCTGCTGAACTTGGCAGCTGTACTCGGACAGGATACCGAAAATGGTAATCGGTCCAAAGAAGAAAGCAGTGCCAAACTGATGGAGGCCGTGATAAAAGCCGACAAACGGTTGATCGAATCGACTTTCAACAAGAAGATCCTGCCGGCCTTGGCGGCCATCGGCTATCTGAAGCCTGGGCTGCGGCTCGAAATTTCTAAGGAGATCGACCTGGAAAAACTTTGGAAAATGGTGCATGAAGCGTCGCAGAATTACGACATTGATCCGAAATGGATTCGGGATACTTTCGGCATTGCCGTTATCAGTAAAAAGACGTTCGACGCAACGCCTCCGGCGGGCAACGACGGAGCGAACGCCGAAAATGAGGTAGATTCTAAAAGCGGGGAGGTGCGCAGTTTTTTTCTCAGCGCCCCGCAGGACGGGGCATCCGATGGCAAAGTCCTCACGTCGCGTGACGAAGCGCTGATCGAGCGCATCGCCGCCGGGCAATCGACCTATTGGGATGCGGAGCTCTTCGAGTTCATCTCGAGCGACCTTTTGAATGCTGTTCGAACACGCTACAAAACCGTGCTTTCGGCATCGGAAATTGCATACAACGTCCCCGATGATGTCTATACCTCGGCAATGGAGCAGAACCTGTTCCACTTCTCGGCAGCCAAGACCCTGGCGGAGGTGCAGGAGCTCAACCAGGCGTTTCGCGAAAGCACAAGTTATGCCGATTTCAGGAACCGCGCGGCCGAAATTGCGGACACATTCAACGACAAGTGGCAGCGCACCGAGTACCGGACGGCCGTACAGGTTGCCGAAGCGGCATCCCAATACCGTCAGTTGCGAAAAAATGCCACCACGCTCCCGTATTGGGTATATCGCACGGTCGGCGACGGACAGGTGCGCCCGGAACACGCGGCGCTCGACGGGCTGACGCTTCCGGCATCCGACCCTGAATGGAGCAAGATTTATCCGCCGAATGACTGGGGCTGCCGGTGCTGGGTCGATGCGATCATGGCCGAGGAGTTTGAGGGCGACATCGAACAGGAACGGCAGAAGGCGCAGTTCTTTATGTCGTCGGCAGAGTGGAGGCGGGCCACTGCGCAGGGGTGGGGCGTGAACCGGGCCGAGACGGCCGAGGTCTTTACGGCCAATCAGATGTACATCCGCAAGTTTCCCGAACGGGCAGCGACCCTCGTCGGGAAGCTCTACTGCCAGCATTATGGTCTGCCGTCGTTCGGCAAGCGCCTGGCCGCTGCGACCGAGGTTTTCCGGGCGTTCGACGGAAATTCGGATGAGTGGTTCGCGCAAAACAGCCGATTCAAGGACTTTTCAGGCAAGACGGTGGAACTGACCGCAAAAACTTTTTCGACGCACACGACGGGCAAATACGCCGCAACACGGGTACCTTTGCTGGGTGCTATCGCCGACATACTGAAATACCCCGACGAGGTGTGGCTGAACAACTACGACGGCAAGACTTTCGACTGCTATAACTTTGTGAAGTTTTACCGGGGTAGAGTGCTGAATGTCGTATGCCGCATCGAGAACGGGAAGACGCTCGGCATAAGGACGTGGTTTGAGGTCGAGCGGAATCCGAGGACGAAAAGTGGGAAGAAGATCAGTCGGGATAAAGACCCGCGGCTCAAGTATCGACGCGGATTGTTGGTGAAGAAATAAAGGGAGCGCAGGCTCCCTTTACTTCGCATCCTGGCTCTTGGTCGTCGCCCGTGCTGTTTCAACGGGTTGATGTCCCGGTGTTGCCGGAAATGCTTCGGATTGACGCACCGCTCCGCCGTATAATACCCGGACTGCTCCAGTCCCCATCATCCGCGAGGGTGGCCGGATCGATTCACCCCCGGAGGTATGCGCTTCGATGCAAATATAATTATTTTTCTAATGATACCGAAAGAAAAGCTCAACGGACTACGCATTGATATGCAGGCCATCGCCGAACTGGCCGCTGCAACGGGGGTTTCCTATTTCAAGGGGGCATTCCGGAAAAAAGCTTTCGATGGAAAGCCTTGGGCGCCGGCGAAAATCGACCAGGCGGGCAAACGACGGCGCGGCTCGCTGATGGTAGACAGTGCAGCGCTCATGAACAGCGTTCGCATAGCCGAAACCTCGCCGGGACGCGTCGTCTGGGCGGCCGGGAGTGAAAAGGTACCCTATGCCCAGGTGCACAACGAAGGTGGACGTGCGGGACGCGGTACTGGGTTCGACATGCCCCAGCGGCAGTTCATGGGCGATGCCGAGGAGCTGACGGCCAACATTGACAAACGCCTGCAGGCATACCTGCGGGGAGTGTTCAAATGAAACGAGCCGAGCGGATCCGCTCGGCTCGTTTCGCATGAGGTCGTTACTGGAGTTCCAACCGGACGCTGGAAACGGTTCCGGGTCTTTCGTCCGTATCGTAGCCCACCTCGAAAGCCGTTTGATAGGTCATTTCATAACATTCATGCGAGCTGTCGGCCACTACTTTCTTAAGATTGGACCGAAACAGCGGGGCGTAACCGCCCGTAGAGAACAGATGCAGTGCCGCATGGATGCGTTCCAGCAGGTCGATGACCTGGTAGGCCTCCTCTTTGCGCGGTGCCAACAACGAGGCCGCCGTGAGCCGGAGGTTGGCTACCGTGACGGTCAGCTGCGTATCGGCCATCTGTCGGCCGCGCCCCTCGAGCGAGTAGTTGATGTTCCTCACGTCCAACAATGCGCACGGATATTTTACCGCCGGCTTCTCGTAGGAGAGCTGCCCCCAGTCCTTGTCTATGTATTCGAGTCCCGGGACAGCGGCTCCCAGCCGCTCCTGTACGCTCAAAAGTATTTCCTTGATGTCTGCCATTGCTCAAGTCGTTTTGTCGTCGAATAGTTTCATTTGTTGCCGTCCGGCTCCGTCGTCGAGTTTGCCGACCGGCGTATTGATGTAGTTCAGCATGGTGCGGTAACAACACGGATAGACAGGGTTCACATACTGTTGCCACACCTTGAAATAACTCTTGGCGTAGTTGCCCGGTTCGTAGTGCTTTTTCACGATGTCACAGACCAACTTGATGCGCCGAAGCGTGTTTTTATGATGCTTGCCCATTGCCGTATTGGATTTAGTCGTTATCTTTGTTGCAACTCCATTACAACTTGACAACTCGTCTGCTCCAACCCGGCAGGCGGGTTTCTTACTTTACCCCCTCCGCGTATTTGCTGCGCGGCGGTTCGTCACGCCTCTGTCATGCCCAGAGGTACGGATTTCCATGCTCCCGTCCTTTCGTCCTTGTATTCGGCGTAAATAAACGATTTGGTCAGCGTAGGAATGTAGGCCTCCTCAATGATTGTGATGCCTTCGTTCAGGCGCTCGTTGTCCAGTTCGTTCGCCAATTTTCGCAACTGGAGCGCTTTCGAGGCCTTCAGATTGCCCGCCGCATCCCGCGCGAGAAGGCGCATCATCTGATTTACCAGCGCTCGCGTGGTGTCGTCCTTGATCAGCGCCAGGCAGGCCTCCTTGACGATGGCCACGCCGTCGTTTACCGTGTCCTTCCAACCATCGCAGCAGCGGCGGCCAATCGTTATGCGCTTCAGCCCGTCAGAGGTCGTGAACGTATGCGACCGCTGGTCTTCCTTCGTAAGCTTCAACACGTCGGCCTTCATGTCGAGGATGGCTTTGAAATCGTCCAATATACGAGCCTTTACCTCCGAGATGTTGCCACTCAAGTTCTGCAGCACCGGGAGCGCCTGGTTTACCTGGTCATCGACCATGCCGGAGTAGATTTCCCGGTCTTTTCGGGCTTTTTCGGCAGCGGCCTTCCTGGCCTGCTTCGCCTTGAATACTTCGTACTGCGCCGCTTCCTCAGCGGTCATTCGTACCGTTTTTGTTTCGCTGTTCATAGTGATGGTTTTTTGAGGGTTTGTTTAATTGGGCAGGCCGTCCAGCGGCACATAGATGATATGCTGTTTTGCTCGTGGCTTGAGGGCGGGTTGGGGAGCCAGTTGCTTCAACCCTCCGCGTCGCTCGATGGAGCGGAGTTTTACCGCCAGCGCCTCAAGAGCCTCCGGGTCGAGTGCTCCGAACTCCCTACCTGCGATGCGCGGATCGCGGCAGAAAGCGTTGATTCGCGCCCAATCTGTCGTGTCGATGCCCAGCCGCTGCATTTGCTTGAGCGCGGCGGAACGGTACTTGCGGAGCTGCTCCCGCCGGATGCTCCAACCATCCTTGAGCGATCTGTCGAGCGCATCGCACATCGTTCGGTATTCGGCGGAGGTCATCTCCCGCAGGCGGGGCGTCCGGCCGCCCGTGTACTGAAGCACCAGCCGCTCCTTTATCTCTTCGTCGTGAACCGGCAGCCGGTTGAGTAAAGCGTAAAAACGTGAATAATTATTCATAGCGCTATTCGTTAAGATAGTATTTTGCGGCCCCCTCAGCCCAAATGGTAAAGTAGGCCTGGGCATCATCAGCATAGCGGCCCTGGCAGTATGCCCGGAATCCTTTCGTGTGGATCTTCACGCCGCAGTCGAAACGCAGGTCGTCGGCCATCTTGCCTTTTGGCTTACCCTTATACACTTGCGAGACCATGATGAACGACTTGCGCGGGAAGCGGTCGAGCAGCAGGTGTTTGAGACGGTCGAAGCTCCGCACGTCGAGGTACTGCACCGAATCGATAATCACGAAATTCGCGCTCTTGGGTTTGGCCAGCCGCTCGGCAATTTCGGCGACGGTCACACGTGTTACAACCTTGAAACTCCCGGCCACATCCTTCATCCGTAGGCGGATGCTCCGCGTTTTGAACGAGAGATTCGCCCCTTCCTCCAGGCTGACGTACTCAACTTTGCCGTAGTCGCAGAGCTTCTTGGCCAGCATCATGACAAACGTGCTCTTGCCACTTGCCGACGCTCCGTCGATGAACCACCGCTCGAACCGCGACGGGCGGCCGAAAGCCCGTTCCCACTCCCCGTCGAGGGGCAGCTCCGGGATTTGCAGGTTCTCTATTTCCGTTGGCGAATAAGCGCGCATCGTTATTCTCCTTTCGTAATCAGCGTGTAAACCCGGCGTAAGCTGCCATCGCTGCGGCGGGCGATCTGTTTGTAGTCGGTTTCTGTCGGTGCGTTCGCCTGGGCGACCAGCATTGTCTGCCCGAGCAGGAAACGCTTGCGCTCCTCTCCCTCGGGCGGCGTGATGCTGTTGTACTTGTCGCCGCAGCGGCTCCGGATCTCGGCGAAGCCGACTGTCTTGAACTCCACGCCGCGCTCCAGCTTGGCCTTGAATCCGTCGGCGCCCATCAAATACCATGAGCAACACCCCTCTGTACCATTCCATGCTGCCTTGATCTCCAGGAAAGCTTCATAGACGAGATCGCCGACCTCGTCGAGAATGATTTGGGGGTGATCGAGCGTCCGCAGGTAGAACACCAGATCGTCGAACACGTCTGCATAGCGGCCGACCGAGTTGAGGCCGAATTCGCGGGCGATGAAGCGGAACAGGCGCTGCTTGGTCTTGACTTGTGAGCAGTCCACGTACACGACGTTCTTATGCGTTGTTGCGTGATGACGCGCTGCCACAGTTTTGCCGATATTCGGAATGTCGCAGAACATGCCCGACAGACTGTTGGCCCGGCAAAGCTCCAACTGGGCCGAGAGGTAATCGAAAGTCGGAGTTTTGACGATCTTCCACGCAACGCCATCGCCGAGGCTGACGCCCAACCGCCGGGCAATGGAAATCCATTTCGCATCGCTCAGTTTCTGATCGGTCTTTCCCTTCTTGATCTCACTGTAAACCGAGGTTGAAATACCCAGCGCGACGGCGTGTTTGGCATCGGTTGCATAGTTCTGCCGATTTTCAGAAATCGCCAGCACAATGCGGGTTTTGATGTCGTTTGAAATCATATCGAATAGCGTTTTATAATTCTTGTTTTGCCAATGCGGCATAGTCGGTATCGAAACTGAAATCGTCGAGGGGCTCCAGTACGGCGGCCGGAGCTACCGTCTTGACCGTTTCTACCTCGTCGGCCGGGAGGTCGTGCGGCAGGATGTGCACCTTTCGGATTTTTTCCCGCTTCATCAGTGCATCGAACTCCGATACGTATTTCGCTTGCTCGACGTAGTTTTGACGGTCTTTGTCGGTCTGCTCGGTCGTTGCCTCGTTGTAGGCTCCTACGGGTGCGCATTTCGCGATGAAATGGTCATCTTGATATACATAGACCTCGGAGACCTCGCCTGCATCATCGGGCAGATAGTAGGCCTGCACCTCGTAGTCATTCGGAGCCAGCCGTTCAAGCAGGTCCGGCGACGGCAGGCGAAATTTCTCGCCGCGCACGGTGCAGTACATGCTGCGACGGATCGACGTGCGGGTCTTCTCTCCTATGAAGCGGTAGAGTAAGGCTTTGTCCACTGGCGCCAGGTCGGGATTTTGATTCTGACACAGCACCTCCCAGCGCGTCAGCCCCGGATACATTTTTTGGTTCGGGTGTTTCTGATTATTGAACTGGGCTATGGCGCGGAGATCATCAGCCACGAGTTGCTCGTAGGTATAGGTTGCCTCCTTATAAGTGTTGTTGTGCTCGTCGTAAACCTTCTCCTCTTTCGGTCGGTTGGCCTCCAAGCGTGCATACCAGCGGCCAATGCCGACCTGCAAACGCTTCTCGACTCCGTACTTTTTCGCTTTATTCAGGTGTTCGGCACGTTTTTCCTGCGAGTTTGCGGGATTACACCACCGCACGAACGGGAAGACCACGCCTGCGCGGATCAGACCGTCGGCGAAATTGTTTACCAGGTGGTGCTCGACCTCTACTTCGGCCGGGCAGTTCCAGCCTTGGCGGTCGATCAACTGGAACATGTTCCGTACGCAATTGATGAACAGGTCGGCCGTCTTGAGCCGGTTGTAAGCGTAACCGATGACGCAACCGCTCGCCACATCGTAGGCGTAGTAAGCCTTGACGCGCGTGCCGTCGGTCATCTTGCGCGGCAGGTCTCGGTCATCAAGCGAGATCTTCGAGAACGCCCAGATCGGCGACTTGCGGTTGTGGTGCGGGCGGTACTTGTTGTTGAAATCCCAGGCGCTATCGTGCAACTTCGAGCGCAGGGCGCGGTTCTTCGGGTTGTTGAGGTAATTGGCGACGGTCGTTTCGCTCAAGGCGAGCGGTTCGCCGTTCTTGTTCGTGAACTCCTCCGGGTCGAAGAGCTCGCCAGTCTCCGGATCGTAAACGTCCAGCTCTCCGCAGACGAACTGATTATACATCTCCGCGACGGTCGTATTGAACGGCCGCTCCGGCAGGCTGTCGAGCGAGAGGATCAGCCGCTCGATGCGGTAGCTGACTTTGCGCGAGTTCTGATTTTGGAAACGTCCGGATACGAGACAGGCGTAACCCATGCGGCGGAATTCGGCAACCTTCTTTCGGAAACGCAAAGCGCTCTCGGGCAAGGTGTGCCCGTACTCCAGTTTGAAATAGGCTACGGCTGTCGCCATCTCATCCCATTTTACTCGGCCGTCCTGTTGCGCCTGCCGCAATGTGGTGGTGGTGTCCATGAGCCGAAGTACCGACTTGATGACCGAGGCGTTGGTACTGTACTCGGTAACCTTTGCAGCCGGCAGCGGATCACCGTTGTCGAAACGGAAGCGTGAAAAAAACGATCGGGCCTCAGCATCGAGGGTGTAGTTGTCGCGGAACCACTTTTGCAACTGCATCACGCCGCCCTCCGGATAGAGTTCTTTGGCCGCAGCCTTGTATTTGTCCGGCAGACTGTCGAATACGACCAAGGCATACTGCCCCCGGCAAGCGCGGCGGGCAACTTCAACCTTACCACGATTGACCATTTGGTCGTAGTTCGGCTTGCTCATTACCGCCATCAGCTCACGGGCCGATATGCAAAGCGTATTGTTGTAGTACTCCATTGTCTGAACATTACTTGCTCCCGCCCAGGACGCGAGCCTGGGTGTTTGCCAATCGGGATTTATTCGGTTATTTTTTGAAATTTAGTCTACTTTGAAAAGCTCGCCCGTGGCTGCAACTCATATCGCAAGCGTCGTGAAAGAAACACGACCCGTCGAGCCTCTTGGGGCAGGTCTCCCGGAACATTTCTATTACTGCCTCGGCTTCCGGTTCTACAACCTGACCGGTATATACCCGACCGCCCCGTTGCATCGCTGCCGCTCGCAGCATATTCGCGTGCGAGGAATTGATCGAATATTTTAATGCCCGATCAAGTGTCGAACGGGTAATTTTGAAAGTCTTTACCATCTCCATCCGCACGGTTGTTGGTAATAAGATCTGCCTCATAGCTGTTCTTTTCGTTTTTTTCCGTAACTTCGAACGCTGATACATTGTATCAACACTGCAAATGTATAGTAAAGTTTAGTATTGAACAAACAATTACTATACTTTTTTATTTGGTATAGTAAACTTTTTTAGAGATATGAATGAAATAAAGGTATTCAGGCAGGTGAATGGACTCACACAAGATGAACTTGCGGCCTATATTGGAACAGGAAAAGCCTTTATTTCCCAAGTTGAACACGGACGTAGTGCTTTACCTGAAGCAAAGCTTAGTATAATACTAAACAATTCGAATGGTTGGGACGTCTCTATGTTGCGTAAACCTAAATCAATAACTTCTGAACCTAAAGGTATACCTTTAATTCCGATTGAAGCAATGGCTGGTGTACTATCGGGAAATAGTACACAGGTAATGGAACGAGAGTGTGAACACTATAATATTCCGATGTTCAAAGGAGCGGAATTCCTTATGCGTATTAGCGGGGATTCAATGCAGCCGAAATATTACAGCGGAGATATTGTAGCCTGCAAGCGTTTGCCCATTGATACATTTTTCCAATGGAACAAGGTGTACGTTGTCGATAGCGAGCAAGGGGTGATTATCAAGCGCGTGCGACCGGGACATGATAATAACCATATTGTTTTTGTATCGGAGAACGAGGCCTATGCACCGTTTGAATTATCGCTCGAAAA